AAATTCCAACGACGGAATCGTATTTCAGCAAGACCTACTACACCACACACTAGCAGACCCTATTGTCATTCCCTCAATCTTCAGACAAAGCAATAACCCTTCTCCGAATTCTAGCGACGTTGAAATAAAGTATAACGGTGCATCATTTAAACTAACGAGTGCAGGGAATATCGCTGGTGTAACAGCGAGTAAATTCTCGATGGACAATGGAACGGTAGAGCTGATTGATATCCTCGATCAAATATTAATACTTATCAAGGATACAACTGTCAACACTATATTTGGCAATTCACCTTTAAATAATGCTCCTGCAATAGCGGCGTTAATAACTCAATTCGAAACCCTCAAGGCATAAATTATGGCTATATCAGCGTCTGTGATGGCAACAGCAATGGAAGCGGCGATAGATGCTATTGATTTCACGAGTGGGTCTATTGATAACACAGCAGTGATCTTAGCCATATGCACAGCAATCGTTGATGAGATTCAAACCAACTTCATCGACAGTGCATTTAACGCACACACTCATTTAGGTACTGGAGGATCAGTTGTACCTCCTCAAACCGCTGGCGTACTTCTGGATGGCACTTCTGCTCCGGTTACAGGTGTTACAGCTACGCCATTACCTCAAGGATAGACTATGGCTCAGGATTTTTTCATAAAATCAGGTGGCAACTTTGACTGGGAGTTAGAGAACGGCACAACAATAATTTTATGTCCAACGGAAGAAGCGCTAACCAGACAAAGAACCGCTATAAACCTGAAGTTTATCAAAGGCGAGTGGTTTGCAAACATAAATTTTGGAGTTCCATACTTCCAAAGCATCTTTGGTAAAGGCACAGAGGCAATATCAGACTCCATATTCAAACGAACAATAAGAGACACCGAAGGTATAGTAAGACTGACAGACTATGAGTCATCTCTCGATAATACCACAAGGCGTTTCACGGTAACATTCTCTGCTGTCACAGAAACGGGTGTTATAACCAACGAAGAGGTTGTGACATAATGGCACTATCTATTACCGGCTTAGAAACCCAAACATTTGAAGAAGTAATAGACTTCATCATAGAGCAGCAACAAGAACTTGTTAGTTCTGATATAGACACAAATACTGATTCGAGCCTATTTCAGGTTAGCAGTATCATGGCTCAGGCTTTAGCACTCGTTAATGAGGGTTTACAAGACGCTTACGATCAGAGAGCGCTGGATAGAGCTGAAGGAACGGCTCTAGATGATCTAGTTTCTCTACTTGGTATCACAAGACAAGCGGCTTCTGCAACATTTGGTGAACAATACTTTACTGGTGACTCAGCTACAGTTATACCATCTGGTATTTCGATTAAGAGTGTTTCTACTAACGCAGTTTATAATTTAGATTCACAGTTGACGCTTTCACAGAACGCCTGCAAATTTTGTAGTATCGGAGTCATTGCTGCAGTTGATAATCTAGTAGATTACGCTGTCACTATCGATGGAACATTATTTGAATCTGGAACCGGTCATACAACACAGAATGAAGTTTATACTGCATTGGAAATCGTAATTGATGCGGCGGGTCAGAATTATTCTTCTGAGGTCAACGCTTCTGATGAGCTTGAGATTACATCGGATGATGGCGTAGATCTCAATGTTACACACGATGAATTCCAAGCGGTTATAAAAGTTACATCGGCTGGTGGTGTCACTGGAGCGGTAACAGGAACGATTGTTCAACCTGCTGACACAGTACAAACGGTTGTAACTGCTACTCTTGGATTGGATTCCACTAATAACCCTAATCAATATACAACGGGTCGTGCTGTCGAAACAGATCAAGAACTCCGAGATAGAGCGTTAGTTTCCTCAACTGCCTCCGGTAGAGCTACAGTAGATTCTATTGTCAGTGCGATACTTGCTTTAGCTGGTGTCAGTTCATGTGATATCAATGAGCAGTTTGTATCTGCTGGTGTGGAAGATACAGTTGTTACAATAGACACTGTTGTAGATAACACCAATTATACAATCACGATTAATACAATCCAATATGTTTTCCTATCTGATGGAACAGCCACAGCAGATGAAATAACTGCCGGTTTAACATTAGCAATCAATGCTGGAGATGACGGAATAATTGCCGTAGACAATGTGGATTCAACTTTCACCCTGTCAACGAGTACAGCATACCGAGTGGACGTTGTGGTTGATGCAAACATGTCTTTTGAAGAAGGACAACCTGCAGGTTCAATCCTGATTGTTGTTACCGGTGGTATTAATGATGATATCTTTCAAACCATATGGGATTTTAAACCGGCTGGTGTTGAAACTTGGGATGATGGAGATCCATCTAATACAAATACAGCGGGCGTAGTAATAGACGCTAACGGTAATAATCAATTCGTTTCATTCGTCAGACCAACAAGTATTAATATTTTCTTCACTGTTGAATACACAATATTTGACCTCTCAGTTTACCCAGCTACAGACCAAGAAGCATTTGATGCTATATCAGCCGCAATGGTTGCATTTGGTAACGCATTGATATCAGGTGAGGATGTTGAGTCCGATGAGTTTTTAGGTGTTGTTTACACCGCTGTCGGCGGAATAAAAGACGTTGTTGTTAAGATGTCAGATGTTAGCTTAGGTGCTGTAGCAGAAGATGTAATAATTAGTATTGACACTGCAGAGAAAGCACTATTTGTAGATTCAGACACATTTAGAACTATAAGTGTAATATAAACAGGAGATAACGTGGCAGATATTACTCAGATAGACCATGTAACCACTGGTCTTCAGTTATTGCCAGCGATGTGGGACGACGCTCCTGTTTTGAGGGGAATACTTCAAAGCTATCTCGAAGCTGTCAATATTACCGAAGCCCAAATCATTGACGTAAGAGATGGCTTTAATATAAATACAGCCATTGGAAATCAGTTAGATATAATAGGAACGCTATTTGGTGTAGATAGATTAGGAAGAAGTGATAGTGAATATAGGGAAGCTATATTAGCTGTTATTGCAAATATCTCTGGCAGTGGAACACCTGATGATATTCTAAACCTACTAGATGCCATTGAAAATACAGAAACATCAAAGATATGGGATCACTATCCTCTGTCATCGATTCTTTCCGTCGCTGCTGACACAAACCTAACCGCTCCGATAACTATGCAGAAGGCATTTCCAGCGGCTGTTGAGTTGCAGGGGATAATCTACATTGAAGAAGATGTATCGTTTATCGCTGCTGAAGGTGAGTCAGCCCTCAATTTATTGGAAACCAATTTAGGCGATACAATTGAGGTTGATACGGGTGGAGGGACATTTGATCTCGAAGTAGAGACGTTCTCTGAATCAGAAGCATTTACTCGAATAAGTAGTTTTGTAGATTCAAGTCAAGATGCTGGTATTGGAGGCATCCTTGCTGGTTATGGAAACAATTACGGCAATAATTATGGTGGCGCACTCCCACCAACTTTTGTCCCGTTAGCTGATCTATCTGATGGTAAGAATGTAGCCACTGGAACGAGTAGCACATTAGTAGAATGGGCAGAATTATCAGAGACAGATCCCACCACAGGAACAACCAATAAAATACAACCAACACGTCAATTTAGAGATTCAGGGTTGAAGGCGAAACAGCCATTACCTCGACAGTTTTTCAATTGGATGGTTAGTAATATCAGTGACTGGTTGGACTTCCTAATTGAGCAACTAGACGTGAACAGCGTTTATCAAACAACCGATGCCACAACAACAGCGGCTGAGCTTGATGTCCTTCTAGGAGGCACATGGGCAGCAATAGGCACAACATACTCGCTCGGCACTATCGTAACAGTATTCAGATTTGAGAGGACATCATAGTGGCGAAGCCAACTGAATTACCTAACTGGGCAACTCTAGATGAGAATGATCCCGAGTTTGGAACACCAAACAAAGCTGTACCAAATGCAACTAAACAATCATTTGGACAGAGAGTTGGGGTTAATACACTTAGACAAGATATTAATTATCTATTCAATAGAATACGAGAATTTATAGAATTTTTAGATAACAGATATGAAGTCGGATATGTATATGAAACAACTGATGCTGGAGCAACAGCTTCAAGTGTTGGCATTCAATTAGGTGGGACTTGGGCTGCTAGAGGTAGTGATTCGAGGGGAACCATAACAGTATTCGTTTTTGAGAAGACTTCGTAGAGGATAATATGGCAACAATTCAAATACCAGCCTTACCAGCATTTGTCGGTACACCAGCAGCAAGCGATCTTCTTGTTTATAGATCAGCCGGTGTTGATTTCAAGATAGACTTCACCGCATTGGTTGCTTTGAGAGATGATACCGTAAATATATTTACAGCGGCCAATACCTTTAATGCGCTGACAACTCACAATGCAGGTATCGATGTAGATACAATTACAGCTATCAGTACAGTAACCACTTTGGCGAGTGGACTGGCTACCGACACTATTGTTGGAGATACTGGAACTTTGGTATCAGTAAACGATGATCTTCAAGTTAACGGAGCTACTACACTAACTAATGATGTAACTATAGAGCTTAGTGGTGGCGACCAACCACTATTCAATACATTTGATAATCTACTCAATACAGATATTATTGACAAGGGTAATGAAGACTTTTTTGGAGTTTTTATAGCAGCCACGGAAAGTCACGTTGAGACTGGAGCTGGCGGAGGAAACTTTACCAATGTTGTCACAACAGGTCCACTAGGAGATTTGTTAACTAAATCTCCAACAGCCGGAACATCAATCAATCTTCTAGATGAAGATTTTGGTGCTACCGGGGATAATGGAACAATATTCGTAACCAGTTATAAAATTGGGGGTCTATTAATAATAAATGGGCGAGTCTTATACAATGAGAAAAAAACGGTAGTCACAACTGTCAAAGCAGCTTTAAGTTCACTAACAGGTAGAACGTTTACACAAGCACAAAGTAATTCCAATTTCTCAGTACTCGGCTCACCACTAACAATCGAAACAAGTATAGCAACTGAAGACACCGTTGTTTTCCCATCATTTATGACTCAAGAAGCTAGGGACGAACTCGCAGCTCCACAAACACTGTTTATGGGAACCAGCGCAAGCACAGAAGGGTGTGATGGCTTCGATTTTATCGCAATAGGATACTAACATGGCAAATATATTTGACCCAAAATTAAACCTTTCCTATGGATGGGCGCTGGGCGAAAACGACTGGAATACAGGGATGGACACCAACCTAACATTATTAGG